TCCGCTGGACGTTAGCAACACTATGGAAGAAACTCAGTGACCGCCTCGGCATAAGCAGAATAATGACTAGGTGTCAAGTGCGCATAGCGGCGCACCATTGATTCAGATTGCCACCCGCCCAAGTCTTGCAACACATACAGCGGAGTCCCCGCCTGCGCATGCCAAGACGCCCAGGTATGCCGCAAATCATGCCAACGAAAGTCTTGTATTCCCGCTCGCTGTAACGCCTGATGCCAGGCACGAGTATTCACCCAACGAATAGGACGACCACAATAAGTAAACACCCATTCATGATGCTGTCCACGTTGCGCCTGAAGCACTTGCAACGCATGAAACGATAAGGGAATACGGATCGCTTGCCGTCCCTTCGCCTGATCGGCAGGAATACGCAGCACCTTGCGCACAAGATCGACCTGCCCCCAACGCAGTTTTAATACATTGGCCTGACGTAACCCCGTCGCCAAAGCAAAAATCACGATAGCGCGTTGATGTAATGGCAACTCGGACAGCAACGAACGAGCTTGAACAGGCGTCAACCAGCGAACCCGTTTCGTCGGTTCTGGAAACAATGAAATATGCGGACACCGATCAATCCACAGCCAAATATCAAACGCACGGCGCAGGATAGAACGAATCAAGGCCAAATAACGATTTGCAGTGGATGGAGAAGTCTGAGCCGCTTTAAACGTAGCTACATTCAAAATTAAATCGCTATCAATAGCAGCTAACTTCTTTCCAGCAAAATGAAATGCAAGCCAGCGTAATTTAGCGGCGTCTTCATGCGCCGTTGCTTTGTGAGATTTCTCGGACAACCAGCGCAATGCAGCGTCATCCCATAGAAAATGAGACATAACCTCTCCTAGGTTCGTAGTCTTTTTAGGATGGTATGGCGGAGAAATTGCAGGGCGGCCTTGCCGCGAAAGAGGGTCAGCGCATCACTAACACGCCATAACAGCGGTTTTGCGTCAGGGAGTAAGCGGGGAACGCGGAGAATGAATCGGAGTCTTGATCTAATCAGCGCTGCAAAGAACGCAGGCTAGAAGCGTCACCGTAGGGGGCTAGCCCCCTACACCCCCGATTGATCTACACTAGCCAGGAAAACAACAGGGAAAATGACAATGACGCAAAAAGAACACGATGAAGAAAAAGAAATCATAGATGAACAAAGAATACAAATTGCTAAATTGATTTCAGAAACGGCCAAGATTCAAGCTGAAATTCACGAGGTGAACGCGCATACACATGAGATGAACGCGCACACACAAAAATTGATGAAAGAAACCCTGAAGCTCACAACGGAATCGAAATGGTATCCCGTGGCAGTCGGCAGTGGCCTCATCGCCGCAGGAGCCGCCGCAGCAACAGCAATTATCAAATTCATTCACTAAATCAACTTGGAAACTCACGGCAACGCATGCCCTGACGTCACCAACACATGTCCAGGTGTACTACGCGATGACGGCAACGCCGTAACCTGCCCCTGCGACGCCCCCCCCAGTTCCTGAGTACGCTCACGGTAGGGGTTATAGACAGGACCACGCCGCGCAATGCGTCGGCATTCACCGTCTGGAATCTCGTACAAGGTCCCCTGCTCGGTATAACAGGTGCAAGACATTCCCTTATACATGCCTTGAGCGTCCAAACCTTCCCCCCCAGACATACAGATCAATTGAGGGTCCGCAGTCGGAGAACGGCTATCGTAAATGGGAGCCGTCCACGGCATCGACGCAAAACGCGGCAAATGATCCTTGGCATAGGCTGTCTCCGTTTCCCAGCGCAGAGCGTCCCCATTTTCTACCCCTACAGGATGATGGGACGCAGGAGCTTCGGGCTTCGCAAGCTCAGCGCCGTTCGCCGCCTGCGTCCCCAACACTCTTGAAGAAAAAGACGAAGGACGCAAAGTACGTACTGCAATGACGACACAGACAACGACAAGAACCATAAGCAACGCAAGCAAATACACCTTAAAAGGAATACGCGCCTTAATGGTATGCACCTCAGCAGACTTATATAAGCCATAGACCTGTGAGGGAAGAGTACGCAAAACATGTTCACCAAGATCACGATTGCTAGACGATTTAACATTGTCAATCAATTCGCCCCATGTCCATACATCAATCCAGCGTGTTCCAAAACGACGCTTAATAAAAGTATGTTGACCAATCAGACCACGCACAAAAGGATATAACTGCTGCGCCTGTTGCGTCGTCCAGACAAAATCTAAGCCACGGTGACGATGCTCAGCAAGCTCAAGCACATAATGCGGGGTGGGTTGCCGAGACGCATCATGCAAATGGCCGAACCATTTCCACGCTTCATCAATAAAGATCATCGCTCCATTAGGAACGAGATAATTCCCTTCAGCATCCTTCGCGTTCCACTGGCGCGGGTCCTCTAGAACAGTAGCAAGCCCAGGCTGCAATCCATCAATTCCGGCTGCAAAGAGTGGACGCTCGGCACGCTTGGACTCCTCTACTAAACGCTCCATCATTAAAGCCGTCTTACCTCCGCCTGGAATTCCTGTCAACAAACTAATAGGCATTACGGCGCTGCTCCTGGTGTTGCCCCAAAACCACGCTTGAATAGATATAACCGACCATTTAACACGGCAAATCGGGCGACATACGCAGAAATAATCATCGAGACAGCACGATCAAAATTAAGAATAGCTAGCCCACTCATGGCCATCTCCCCTAAGCTGCCTTCTGCAACCCCTACATTATCCATATAGATATAAATTTGTTTAACAATAGGGGTAATCACAAAATGGTAAGACCCCCAATTAATACCAAGCCAGACAAACGCCGCCATAATGAAATACCCTAATTTAGTCTTTAATAAAGAAAAAAGACCAGTTAACAACTGAGCAATAAACACTGGCATAGATCACCCTTCTAAACGTCCGCCCATAATCCGCAAACAAGCAAGCGCAGCTAATATCAAGACTAGTTTTCCGCCTATCTGCAAAAACTGGCAGACCGGAGTAGCACTAATAACAATTTGATTTCCGAATACATTAATAGGGATAGATTTAGGACACACACGGGAATAGCCGCGCCCCTTATCATCAATCTTCACCTTTGGATATCCCTCACGCCCATATCCAGATTCATCAGAAAATGCGCCTGATGGGTCGCCCTCTTCTCCGGTATCGACAGTGCCATCCTTACCTGTCAGCGCATCCTTGATCGCCCCCACATCAGCATTGCCCTGATTCTTATCACCACCCAAAACAGCGCCCGCACTCCCTTTCTCAAGCGCGCACGCGGTGCGCCACTGCAATAACAAAGACGCATATTCCATCGCATTACATTTCTCCCCTGTACAAATCGGTTGCGCATCACAGGTACCCCCCTTAATTTTCACGTCACGGCGTAGGCTGCATTCAATCCGCCACTGAATCCGTGCCTGACCACACATCACCGGATCACCGGAACACTGGGGCGGCACATCGCATCGCTCACCTCCAGAAAAAGACGACCCCTTATCTTTATCCTTGTCTTTATCTTTATCCTTCTCCTTAGAGTCCTGCTCATCATCGGGGATACCGTCATGATCAGCATCTGCCTTGCATGTGCCATCAGCACCGCGAGCTTGTCCAGATGGACACTTATTCTCCTCCTTCTCCCCTGCGCAACTTCCATCGGGAGCACGCACCTGACCGACAGGACACGCTTCCTTTTCAGGAATACATTCCTGCGTTTGTTTATCCGTGATCGTGCCATGCGGACACGCATCTAAACGTTCACAAACACCGTGTTTCGGTTGCTGTCCTTCAGGGCATTCCGGTTGCACAGGCTGACACACACGCACAAAAGGAACATAAACATAATTGGCATTGCCACCGGATTTAGATTCGCACATCTCCTTTAACTTATCGCTATCACATACTTCGCCAGTAGTGCTTTCTGTCGCCGTTTCATCATCACCGTTACGGATAAAACTCACTAAACATCCACTATTACAGCCCAATGAGCCAGTGACTGGATTACGTGGTGTGATGCGTGATGAACGTGATTCGCAGGTATTATCATAATAATAATAACCAGCAATAGCGCCAGGTGTCCTAACAGCATACAAACTACTTAGCGGGTGATGTTCAACCTTAGATTCATTTCTTCCCATCCAACAATCTTGAAAATTAGCCATTTTAACGGCTGCTTCATAAGCCTGGCCCTGATGAGGATAATGACCACCACCGACAGGACCACCATCACCGCAAGACTTCCCCCACGCATATAACGGAAAGACCAGCAACGCGAATAGAATAAAACCACGCATTAATCCGAGTCCCAGAAAATAATAAGACCCGCCACACATAACGCCCCTAGAAATATCCACCCTGCCATCATGCCACCTGCTTATAAGAGGGTGCCCGTGCACAGACACCCCGACACATCAAAGGAATAACCTATATCCTTAAAACGCTCTCCTAACCCACTTATACGTAGCAAGCAACGCAGCAATAAGAAGAACAGCACCACCAATTGACGAAATAGGCGTTGCTGCCGCTTTGAGCGCCTCTACTACAGCGGAAATATCAATATCAGCGGCAAACACAGGTGAAACAACCGCATAAGAAAGCATCACACAAAAAACAATAGGTAACTTAGATTTAGACACGGTAACTATTCGTTTAAACATCTTCGACCTCATATCAATAATTTACGTAACACACGAAACACATACGCCACAGCCCATAACAACAAGATGGCACCACCGATTGATCGCGCATCGGAAATACTCAACTCAGGAAGCATGGACGACTGCGGCACCCACATCACGGCAGCACATTTGCCGCTCACTGCATCTATATCCGCCTCACGGCAGGCAGGAACGAGTAACTTTGCCGCCATCATGTTTATTAACTCCCCTTGGAAGAGGAAACCGGAGCAGGTGACGGCGAAGACCGACCACTACCACTAGCATTCGCATCAACTAATGTTTTCTTGCGGGATAAATCAATCCCAAAACGACCTGGAACAAGGTCCGATACCACATCCCAGAACTTAACCGCTCCTACCGAATAACCTTGCTGCAATCCATCTACAATGACCTCTATCTCCATCCTCATCTTTTCTGATTCCAACTCAGCACGTTGGCTATAAATCGGCATTTGTGTCCCTTGTTTCGTAGTCACAGTGCGCATAGCGACATCAGACTTAATCGTTACTTTTGGCATTTGAACTTGCATTGATTCATCCTCATTCATTGATTAATTCATTTCAGTTAGTATCGTCGTCTTTCGTCTTTCGTCTTTCGTCTTTCGTCTTTCGTCTTTCGTCTTTCGTCTTCTCATCTTTTTTCGTCGTTTCATCAATTTTGGTCGCTACTGTGGGGTCAAGCTAAGAACCCCCCTTACCCCCCATGCGAGAGACAAGGAAGAACTTGCTTTGAACCCACAGTGCGGGGCTTGCCACCTGCCACCGGGGGACTGGATAACGGACCAATCGCCGAATTACTTACCGCTGTCACCTGTAATCAAGGTGCCCTGCTCGGGACGTGGGCTATAGTCGATCTTCGGTGGCACCCATGCCCCGAAATTACGCGACACATCGACCTCACCACCCTTTGAAACGTACTTAGAGACATAACCGGTAATATCCATCTGACTACGCGGGGCCTCGATACGATTACGGCCAAATCTCTTGTACCAAAACTCGTGCCACTCATACCGACTCATTAAACGGTTAATATCCTCATCCGGCGCAGCCACCACCGCATGAAAATGTAACCGTCCATCACGATGCCACTCCTGCCCTCTGGCCCATTGAATACCGCGATGAGGACGCTGCGACCACATACGACCATATAACGCACGATTAATATTGCTGACAAAAAAACGGAATGCTTTATCAGCGGCCTCCGGATGCATACTGCCATTAGAACCGGAATTCTTCGGTTTAAACGTTAATGTCCAAAACTGCTGCCAAGAGCTGCGGCGTAACAAATCAGCATAAGCTTCCGATTGTAGGCGGACCGCGGATTGATTGAACTGGATATTTAATAGTTTGCATAATTGATCATCGCTTTCTTCAAGAGACATTTCTCCCACTTCAACATGACTAGATCGCCTATCCGTGCACGTTGCTTCGCACCATATGCACATCTTGTTGACAGTGGATGGACGGAGAAACGTCGCCCACGCACTGCCAACAAGATGCACACATTACGTACACCGATACGCGATGAAAGAAGGCAAGTCATTCATTGATATTCTCCAAACAATGTTTTCAATAACTAAAAGCAACTATATTTGATTAAAAATCTTTCCCATGACGTAATAGACAAAAGTAACGGTTGATATGGGAATTAATACCCAGCCAAAGCCAGAAGAGAATAACCAAACAATTAAGAACATGGAAAAGAATGAAAAAACCACAGCAAGAATAAAAACAACGATAGAAATAGCTAACCTAACTAAAAAACGACATTCAAAACTCAGCTTCTCGCAATTCCATAAATCAATCATTAATAAAACCCAAGAAAAAAAGAGCAGCAGCTAAAACAATGGAATAAAGTGCAGAAAAGAAAATAATAACATGAGATCTACGATTCTTGCCCCAAAGACATACAGAAATAAAATTTAAAAAACCGGCAATAATTACTAAAGAATGAATAATTTTATCATTCACGATAATGACTGCCTCAATAAATAACACTCGTCTAACTGATCTAATGCCGCAGCACGCACGGACGACCAGAAATCAAACTGCTGGGGTAGTGTGTCCTCCCAAAAATCCAATTGACGAACGTACATCTCAGCAATATTTAATGCCATGCGTGCGCCTCGTTCAGTGTCAGTAATACGCATATATCACCGCGAATAAAATGTTACACATGAAGGCTCAAGAATCGGCACATCAGCCACATGTAATCGCAACTTATCGACAGAAGAAAAAAGAGATGCCAAAGAAGAATTAATATCTGGAACAACTGAATAAACATCCAACTCAGCTAACTTCAGAAGCTTCGCATCAAGAGATTCCAGACTACGACGAAAATCACAAAGAGAACTAGAAAGGGAAGAAATATCAAAAGAACAATCTGACAAAATTAAAGCACGAGCGAATAAAACTTCTTCACCAAAAGAATTTTTCTTAAATTTCAAATTATTATTAAATCTCAACACCTAACACTCCTACCGTGCCCCATCCTCTCTTAGAACACCTCCCCATCCAGGATAGGATGAATGGGGAGATGATTGTCCCTGATTAGAGACAAATAAAAATGTACTCTTAATAGAGTCAAATGTCTACATCTAGAGACAAAAAATATGCACGCAACAAAATTAATCGAACTGGCTGTTCAGCGTCTAGACAGGAAGAATGTGCGCGCCCTTGCGGAACGGATAGACATAGCTCACGGAGTTCTGTACGACTGGAAAAACGGAAACAAACCGATACCAAACGAACGGATACAAGAACTAGCAAAGATTGCAGGGGAAGACGCAGGGCAATGGTTACTACTGATCAGATCAGAACAAGATCAAGGAGAACTAAGCAAAGAATGGGAAAAACTATACAAGCGGCTAACTGCCACCGCAGCAGCGCTAATAGTAGGCGTAGGAGTTAGCACTCCTAACACATCTCACGCGAGCATGGGAAATAAAGAGGAGTTAAAACAAGCGGATAAGCTGGTGGGCCGTGCTGGAATCGAACCAGCGACCAGCGGATTAAAAGTCCG